CCGGCGGCCAACGCGGGCCTGGTGGAAGGCATGAAGGGCCTGTTCAACCCGACCAGCACGATCTCGCGCCAGTTCAAGAACGGCATGATGGGCGAAGGCATCCTCGGCTACGAGGAGATCAACATGTCGCAGTCCATCAAGGTCCACACCACCGGCTCGGCCTCGCGTTCGGACACCCCGATCGTGAAGACCACGCTGACCAACGGTGCGACCAAGCTGACGCTGGACAACGTGACCGACGGCCTCACGCTGGTGCCGGGCGACGTGTTCACGATCGCCGGCGTGTTTGCGGTCAACCCGCAGACCCGCGAGTCCACCGGCTCGCTGCAGCAGTTCGTGGTGCAGAACACGGTCACCTCGGCCTCCACCGAGTTCGTGGACGTGGAGTTCCTGCCGGCCGTGTACGCGCCCACGCAAGCCCTGGCTACGGTCAGCAAGCTGCCGACCGCCAGCGATGTCGTCACCTTCCTCGGTGCGGCTTCGACGGGCTACCCGCAGAACCTGATCTACCACAAGGACGCGATCACGTTTGCCACCGCTGACCTGATGCTGCCGCAAGGCGTGGACATGGCCAGCCGAAAGGTGCACAACGGGATCTCGATGCGGATCGTGCGCCAGTACGACATCAACAACGACCGGATGCCGTGCCGGATTGACGTGCTGTACGGGTACAGCGTCATCCGCCCGCAGATGGCCGTTCGCATGTGGGGGTGATGAAAATGCCGAACACCAAAGCAATTGGTGTGGCATTCGAGGATCCGGAACTCGACGGCGCAATCATCGGCAAGTCCGGTGGCACCGTCGGGTTCTACGGAACCACGCCTGTCACGCGACGTTCTGGCGCGGCTCAGGCCACGTCCGCTGTTGGCACCGCCAGCAGCGCGGATGTGACCACGGCTCTGAAAGCCGCTGTCATCGAGATCATGAACACGCTGCAGGCTGTTGGCCTGTGGAAGGGTGGCGCGTAAGCGCCAGAAAGGAACATCATGTCGAACGCAAACTTCGAAGCGCCCAAGATTGGCGATGGCCAGCAGATGGGCGATGGCAACGTCGAGGAAACCCTCAACGTCGGCCGCAGCGGCCAGCCCGTGCAGATGCAACCGTCTGCCACCGGCAAGGTCGGTTTCTACGGCACGACGCCGATCACCCAGCGCACCGCTGCCGTGGCCACCTCGGCTGTCGGCACCGCGTCGTCTGCTGATGTCACCACGGCGCTGAAGGCTGCCGTGATCGACATCATGAACACGCTGGACGCACTCGGCTTGGCCAAGGCCGCGTGATCAAGGTGCTTCATGCGGGATGCGGCCGAGAGCCGCTTCCCGAGTGGATACGGGGTCAGGAGACTCGTCTGGACATTGATCCGGGCGTCTCTCCTGACTTTGTTGCTCCCATGACCGACATGGGGGACATTGGCCAATACCACATCGCATACTGTTCGCATGTGCTGGAACACATGCCGCCGCACGAAATCGTGCAAGCGTTGAAAGAACTGCACCGCGTGTTGATACCGGGTGGGTTCCTCATCGCCATAGTGCCGGATCTGGAGGGCATCAAGCCCGACAACACCGTCGTCTACGAATCGCCAGCAGGCCCGGTCACGGGGCTGGACATGTATTACGGCATGGCCAGACTGGTGCAGAGCAATCCGTACATGGCGCACAAGTACGGGTTCGTCCGCAAGACGCTGATCGACTTTGTCGAGCACGCCGGGTTTGAAATCCGCCACGCCGGCCCGTCTAACAACCACCAACTGATGATTACCGCACAAAGGCCCGTGACGCAATGAAAGTCGTCTTGTGTGTGCCTACCCTCACCCGCCCGCATTCAGCGCTTCTGGAGGCCATAGAGGCCGCTGTACCGGCACTGGATGCAGCAGGCATCACGCACCAGATGGTGATGGAAGTCGGCAACCCGTATATCAGCCAAGCGCGCAACGTCATGCTGCGCAAGGCACTGGATGCGGGCGCGGATCAGATCATTTTCCTTGACCACGACGTATCGTTCCCGCCGGAAGCGCTGCTGAAGCTCATCCAGACGGAGGGCGAGGTTGTGGCTGGAACGTATCGCTTCAAGCGGGACGAGGAAGACTACATGGGCTGCCTGTTCACCGACGCGGGTGGGCATCCCATCGTGCGCCTGGCAGACGGCGCTATCCACGCAGAGTGGGTGCCCGCAGGGTTTTTGCGCGTGACCGAGGCGGCAATCGAGAAGTTCATGCGCGCGTACCCGCACCTTATGTACGGCAAGGCGCACAAGCCGCACGTTGACCTATTCAACCACGGCGCGCACAAAGGCATCTGGTACGGCGAGGACTACGCCTTCAGCCGCAACTGGAACGACTGCGGCGGCTCAATCTGGCTGATTCCGGATGTGGACATCACGCACCACAGCGCCGACAAAGCGTATCCCGGCAACTATCACATGTACCTGCGCCGCAGGCCCGGAGGCGACCTATGCCCGTCATCTACATGAAGCACCCGATTCACGGCACCAAGGTTGCCACGATGGATCTGGAGGCAGAAGAAGATGAACGCAACGGATGGGAAAGGTATACTCCGGGCGAGGAATCGCCCCAGGTTGCCGTCAACGAACTGACTGCGCGCAGGCGGCGACGGGAGTCCGCCGATGTCTACCACAGCCGGTGACCAGATCAACGCCGCACTGCGGCTGATCGGCCAGCTTGCCGAGGGCGAAACGCCCTCCGCCGCCACGTCACAGGATGCGCTGGCGGCTCTGAACCAGATGCTCGATTCGTGGAGCGTCGAGCGCCTAGCGGTCTACAGCACGCAGGATCAGGTGTTTACCTGGCCGGCAAACACCGCCACGCGCACGCTGGGGCCGACGGGGAACTTCGTCGGCAACCGGCCGGTGCTGGTGGACGACTCGACGTATTTCCGCGACCCGGAATCTGGCGTGTCGTTCGGCATTGCCATGATCAACCAGCAGCAGTACAACGGTATTGCGCTGAAAACTGTGACGTCGACGTATCCGCAGGTCATGTTCACCAACATGACGTTCCCCGACATCACGATGACCGTGTACCCGGTGCCCAGCAAGGATCTGGAGTGGCACATCATCAGCGTGCAGGAACTGTCGCAGCCTGCGCTGCTGAACACCACGCTGTCGTTCCCGCCGGGCTATCTGCGGTGCTTCAAGTACAACCTGGCCTGCGAGATTGCGGCCGAGTTTGGCGTCGAGGCCCCGCCCACGGTGCAGCGCATCGCCATGTCGTCCAAGCGCAATCTGAAGCGCATCAACAACCCGGATGACTTGATGAGCATTCCGTACAACCTCGTCAACCGCAGGCTGCGCCGGTTCAACGTGTACGCGGGTACGCCGACGTGAAAACGCCCATCCTCGGATCGTCCTATGTGGCGCGGTCGGTCAACGCGGCCGACAGCCGCATGGTCAACCTGTTCCCCGAGGTCGTGCCCGACGGCGGCAAAGAGCCTGCGTTCCTACAGCGGTGCCCCGGGCTGCGTCTGGTGGCCACCGTAGGCGACGGCCCGATCCGTGGCATGTGGAAGTTTGGCGACTTCCTCTACGTCGCGTCTGGCGGCAAACTGTACCGCGCTGACGGCAACTTCGCCGTGACGGAACTGGGGCTGATCAACGGCAGCGGGCCGGTGAGCATGTCGGACAACGGCACGCAGCTGTTCGTCGCATGCAACCCTGACGCGTTTATCTACAACGCCGACACGGGCGTGTTCGCGCAGATCACTGACGTCGATTTTCCTGGCGCGGTGACGGTGGGCTACCTTGATGGGTACTTCGTGTTTAACGAGCCCAATAGCCAGCGCTTCTGGGTGACATCGCTGAACGACGGCACGCAGATCGACCCGCTGGACTTTGCCAGCGCCGAGGGCAACCCGGACAACATTGTCTCGCTGATGGTGGACCACCGCGAGGTGTGGCTGTTCGGGAACAACACCATCGAGGTCTGGTTCAACGCTGGAGCCGCAGACTTTCCGTTACAGCGCATCCAAGGCGCGTTCATGGAAACGGGTTGCCTCGCGCCGTACAGCGTAGCCAAGCTGGACAACAGCGTGTTCTGGCTGGGCTCGGACGCTCGCGGCAACGGCATCGTGTACCGCAACAACGGCTACAACGCGCAACGCGTTAGCACGCACGCTGTGGAGTGGCAGATCCAGCAGTACGGCGTGCTAAACGACGCCATCGGCTATTCGTACCAGCAGGACGGGCACTCGTTTTATGTGCTGACGTTCCCGACCGCGCAGGCGACGTGGGTGTTTGACGTGGCCACTGGGGCGTGGCACGAACGGGCGGCGTGGGATGGGGTGCAGTTCCGTAGGCACCGGAGTAACTGTCAAGCAAATTACGCTGGTCAGGTGCTGGTGGGGGACTGGGAGAGCGGCAGCCTTTACGCGTTTGACCCCGAAGTGTACGACGATAGTGGGGCTACGCAGCGGTGGTTGCGTTCGTGGAGGGCGTTGCCTACGGGGCAAAACAATCTGAAGCGCACTGCGCATCATGCGCTGCAATTGGATTGCGAGACTGGGGCAGTATTTCCAGTTGTTCCAATAAATTGGACAGCAGTTGCTTTGGCTCTCATTCGCGCTTCCGTTGGACTTGAGCCAGAAAATACATTGTTTAACGAATTTTACGGAACAAGAAGATTGGGAGACATTGATAACAGCGGAACAGTTGTTTTGACTGATGCAACAACTGTTCTTAAATACGTTGCCAATGACCCAATATCAAACAACGCAAGAAATTACATGCTTGGCGCTATGTCAAGCATTTTGCGCTTGTACCCCGCAAAATATGCTGCCTACCTAAGTGAACCTACGTCCACCGACCCCCAAGTCATGCTCCGCTGGTCCGACGACGGCGGACACACATGGGGCAACGAGCACTGGGCCAACATGGGCAAGATTGGCGAGTACGGCAAGCGCGTGATTTGGCGCAGGCTGGGCATGACCACCAAGCTGCGGGATCGCGTGTACGAGATCAGCGGAAGCGACCCGGTGAAGATTGCCATCATGGGCGCTGAACTGACGGCCACGCCGACGAGCGCCTAAGATGCAAACGCTGCCCCGCGTCCCGGCATCCCGCGATCCGCTGGTGGACGGCGGGGCGCTGACCACGCGTGCGTGGTTCCGGTTCTTCTCACTGCTGCAAGAAAGCATCGGCCAAGCCAGCAGAGAAACGTTCACGCTGGTGCAGAACTCCACTGGCGCAACGCTGTTCAAAGGCACCGTGGTGGGCTTTGCCGGCGTCGGTGCGGCTAACGTGCTGTCGGTGGCCAAGTACCTTGCTGACGGCTCCACACCGTCGCTGTACATCCTTGGCGTGCTGGACGAAACCATTCCCGACAACGGCGCCACGGGCCTGGCTTGCGTCTGGGGGCCGGTGACAGGAATCGACACCAGTGCGTTCAACGTGGGCGACATCCTGTACGCCAGCCCAACGGTGGCGGGCGCGTTTACCAACGTTAAGCCCACCGCGCCGGACAACGTGATTCCGTTGGCGGCAGTGTTGGTCAAGAGCGCGACTGACGGCGTGATCTTCGTGCGGCCGACAATTGAGCAGCAGAAGTACTACGGCGAGTTTGTAAAGACCACGGATCAGACGCCAGCGTTAACCAACACGGCGTATGAGTTGACGTTTGACAGCGCATTAATTGCAGAAGGCATCAGCATCGGCTCGCCCGCCTCGCGCATCGTTGTGCCTGAATCTGGGCTGTACCACTTCAACACAACGGTGCAGATCAGCAGCAGCAACGCAAGCGACAAAAACGTCTGGGTGTGGTATCGCAAAAACGGCACGGACATTCCGTCAACGGCGCGGATTGTGACAATCAACATCAACAATGGATACAGCCCGATGGCTCTGAGTGAGTTTTTCTCGCTGGCAGCAAACGATTACATCGAGGTCATGTATGCCGCAAGCAACACCGCCATTACGGTGGATAATGTCGCAGCCACTGCGTTTGCCCCAGCAGCCCCCGCCGTCGTGCTGGCGGTAACCCAGATTCAACAGTGAGAGCACCATGAGCGTTTCGCTTTCCCCTTACGCTGGCGCCGGGGCGCAGTTCTTCGACAACAACGGCAACCCGCTGGCCGGCGGCCTGATCTACACCTACGCTGCCGGCACCACTACGCCTGCGGCGACATACACCAGCAGCAGCGGCGGCACGGCAAACGCGAACCCAATCGTGCTGGACAGCGCCGGCCGCACGCCCGCGCAAATTTGGCTGACGGAAGGATCGTCGTACAAGTTCGTGCTGCAGACGTCTGCTGCAGTGACTATCAAGACCGACGACAACATCTTTGCGTCGTACGAACTGGCGAAAGCCATCGGTGTCGCAGTCGGCTTGGGTGCCGGCAGCGTGGCCACCAACATCGCTGTGGGCGACACGGCGCTGGACAGCAACACCACGGGGTCAAACAACACGGCGGTGGGCTACAACGCCCTGACGGCCAACATCGACGGCTTCCAGAACACGGCGCTGGGCTCCGAGGCGCTGGATGCCAACACCTCAGGTGACTACAACACTGCGGTGGGCTATCAGGCGCTGACGGCTGCGAGCACGGCGAATTACAACACTGGCGTCGGTTACCGGGCGCTGAATGCGGCGACGTCTGGTGCGGGCAATACAGCGCTGGGCAGCGATGCGCTGTTGCTGGTGTCTACGGGCGCTGACAACGTGGCGGTGGGTTACGCGGCGCTGGATGCTTACACCGGCAGCGATGCCGTGGCCGTGGGGCGTTCGGCGCTGGGGGCAAACACCAGCGGCACCGGCAACACTGCGGTGGGCAAAGATGCGGCGCTGCTGGTAGTTACGGGCGCGTACAACGTTGCCGTTGGGTGGAATGCGCTGGATGCAGCTACCACCAGCAACAACACGGCGGTGGGCGCGTCGGCGCTGGGTGCGCTGACTTCTGGCGCAAACAACGTGGCCTTGGGCTTTCAAGCCGGCGATGCACTGACCACTGGCAGCAACAACATCGTCATCGGCTACGACGCCGATGTTTCTGCCGCAGGCGTCAGCAACGAAATCACGCTGGGCAACAACAGCATCACGTCGATGCGCGTGCCTGGCCTGACGATGACTGTCGGCGCAAAGTGGATCAACAACGGCACGCAGACGGTGGCGGCGCTGGTTGCCGCAGGCACTGCTGGCGCAGGCGCTCGCGCTGTGGTGACGGACGCCAACGCAACGACTTTTCATTCGATCGTGGCCGGCGGCGGCGCGAACGTCGTGCCCGTGTTCAGCGACGGCACCAACTGGCGGATTGGGTGAGGTGAATCATGGCATACGTTACGCTTGACGATCTGCGCAAAAAGGGCATCACTGGCGCCAGCTACGACATGCAAAACAACGCCTGGCAAGTGTCAGGCGGCAGTCAGGCTGATCGCGCGTATTACGCCGAGTTGGTTAAACAGGCTCAAGGCCTGATGGAATCGCTGGGCATCAAGCCTGATGCGGTATCGTCTTTTTCGGCCGACTCTGGCGATTTTTCCAGGCCTTACTATTCGTCCGATCTGATTGAGCGCACGCTCAATGAGCGCGGCCTGCAGATGGGGGTGGACCCGTCACGCAGCAAAGGAACGCTTGGCGGATCTGGGTCTTGGACCTTGCAGATGGGGCTATTGGACTCGTCTGGCAATCCGGTGCAAGAATTTCAGACTGGCGAAAAGTCCATTGGCTCATCGTTTTTCAAAGGGTTTGTTGCGCCGTTTGCCCAGATTATTTTGACGGGCAACGCATCCAGCATCGGCGCAGCCATTGCACCCACTGCATCGGCAACTGTCCAATCCGCCATCGGCAGCGCTGTGGCCAGCGGCGCTGGAACCGCACTGTCTGGCGGCGACGCAGAAGACGTCATCAAGAACGCGCTGATTGGCGGGGCCACGGGAGCCATCGGGGAGATGGTCAAGCCCTACGTCCAAGACGCAATCGATTTCGTCAAGGATCTGACGCCGGAAGGCTTGCAAGACGTCGTTGCTGCAGCTGGTGACGCGGGGGACGTTGCCGGCAGCGTGGCCGATGTGGATGTTTCGGCAGGGGAGTTTTTTGACGAGCCTTTTATTGGCGACGAATTGCTATCGCCAACAAATTTGGACAACGCTTACGCCAGCCTGTCTGATTACGGGCGAACGGTTTACGACGCAGAAATTGCTCTTGGCTCAACGCCGGAAATGGCGTATATCAGGGCAGCTAGAGCAAATGCGATGTATTTTCCGGAAACCGGAAATGCGTTGGCGACGGGCGGGGCTGCGGCGGCGGGAAATGCGTTGGCCACGGATCAGACGCCGTACACGATGGAAGATCTGTCGCCAAACCTTGGCGGCACTGCTGATTTCACGCAAGGCGCCGCCGTTACTTCACCCGGCGGCGTGGCAACCGTTGATTTGACTGCCGGCCAAACCGCCGGGCAAGCCGCAGGCGCAGGAACTGTTGCCGACACCGGAGCCGGCCTCGGAGCCGCAGGCACTGCCGCAGGCGTAGCGGGTGCGGGTGTGGCGGCCGGTGCTGCGGGTGCGCCTGTTGGTAACGGAATTGCTGCGACGCCGGGCGGATCAATTACTGGCGGCACCGGCATTACACCGGGCGCTAGCGGCGGCGACGGCCTTGACGCCAGTGGCCTAACGCTTGGCGGAACTCTTGGCGCAGGCGCTGCCGCAGGCTCGGCATTGGGGGCGGGCGCTGCCGCAGGAGCAGCAGCCGGCCTCACCGGCATCCCCGTCGTCGACGACTTCCTCAAGTACATCGGCACGCCCGCAGGCGCTGCGGCGCTGGGTGCGTTCGGCAGCCTGGCAGGCGGGTATCTAACGGGCCAAGCGGCGAAGGACGCGGCGAACATCCAGGCGCAGTCGGCGGCAAACGCTCTCAAACTGCAGGAAGATCAGTTTAAGTACCAGAAAAGCCTGCTGGAGCCGTACCGCGCGCGTGGCGAGTCTGCGCTGAACCGCTTGGCCGGCGTGATGGGCCTCGACGGCCAACCCGCCCAGCCCCAGCAACTGCTGGACATGGACCCCGGCTACGCCTTCCGCTTGGGCGAGGGCATGAAAGCGCTGGAGCGCGTGCAGGCCGCGCGGGGCAACATGCTGTCTGGCGGTGCAATCAAGGCGGGTCAGCGGTACGCGCAGGACTTCGCCTCGGGCGAGTACGGCAACGCGTACAACCGCCTAGCCAACATCGCCGGATTGGGGCAAACTGTCGGCGGTCAGTTGGGCTCTGCGGCCCAGCAGTTTGGCCAGACGGCAGGGGAAACAATGTCTCAGGGCGCGAATGCACTGGCGGCGGGGCGGATCAATCGCACCAGCGGTTACATGGGTGGCGTCGGCGGTGCGGTTGGCGCCTATCAGAACTACCAGAACCAGCAGCAGCAGAACCAGCTGTTTGGAAGGTTTCTAGACATCTACGGCCGCTCCGTCGGCGCTGGGGGCTGATATGCCGATTGACGCAAGCATCATCTCGCAAGCGCGAAACATCCCGCAGATCCGGTATCAACCGGAGTCGCAGTTTGAGTCGTTCGCCAAGATCCAGCCGACGCTGAATGCGATGCGCCAGATGCGGCAGGAGGAGATGCAGTCGCAGCAAAGCATGGCGGAACAGCAAGCGCTGCAAGAGATTCGCCAGCGCGGCTACGATCCAGAGGAGATTGGCACGCTTTTGCAGATGCACGGCAAGACACAGGCGCAGATGGAGCTGGGTGTCAAGATGGTGAATGCTGCGCGTGCGGGGAGGGCTGATCAGCGACCGTCAGTGGTTAGGCCGGGAGAAGCCCTTGTATCGCCGGGTGGGCAGGAGTTGTATCGCGCAAAACCGGAAACAGCACCAAAACTGGAAAGGGTACCACTTGGCGACAGGGTTGCGTTCATTGACATGAACCCATCAAGCCCGACTTTCCGGCAAGAGGTTGTGTCGCAAGCGATGGGCGCGGCGCCGGAAGCGCCGGGAGCGGCAGAGGCGCGAGGCATTAATCGGCAACGCGCCGAGTTGGAAGCGCAACGGTTGGATCTTGAGCGTCAGCGCGTTCAAGCGCAAGCGAGCAGGGATGCGCAGGCTACCGCAAGGCTTGATCGTCAAATTGCACAAAATGAGGAACGCCTGCGGCTTGAACGCAGGCGCGTGGAGTTGGCAGAAGGGCGGCCGACAGCGCTTGAAGAAAGAACTCAACTGGAGGCTCGACAAAAAGCATCTAGCCTTGAAACCACAATCAAGGAGCTTCAAGACATCAGCAAGCCGGGCGGTTTGATTGATCAGTCCACGGGTAGCGGCATCGGCGCTGCAACTGACATCGCCGCCGGAATGGTTGGCGTTGCGACGCCTGGCGCGATTGCAATCGGCAAATTGCAACCAATTGCTGACTTGGTGCTGAAAAACATCCCTCGTTTTGAAGGACCGCAGTCTGACAAAGACACGCAATCGTACAAAGAAGCCGCTGGCCGCTTGGCGGATCCGACTGTCCCTACAAAAATTCGCAAAGAGGCGGCGCAAACCATCATTCGCCTGATGGAAAAGTCTAGGGCTCAAGCGCAAGCTACAGCCGCACGGCCTGCGGTTCGCGCTGCAATACCCCAGTCATCCGCAGTTCCTGCTGGCGTTGACCCAGAAGATTGGAAGTACATGACCGACGAGGAGAAAGCGCTGTGGAAATGACTGTCGAGCAGCAGCGCGCGCTTGCGGTTGCGCGAGCACGTCGTCGCAGGGCAGAAGCGTCTGCAACACCGCCAGGACAGATTCCGGGTGCTGGACCGTATCAGGCGCCGCCTGCGGCCGAGATTCCTGTTGGGCGCAGGGTTGCGCAAGGCGTCCAGCGCAACGTCGGTCAGATTGTTGGCGCGCTTCAACCGTCTGCGGAAATGCTTGCGGGCGCCGGCGGTGCAATCCGAGGCGCTACCGCAATGGCCCCCGCTGGCCCCGTGCCCGCAGCTATAGGCGGCGTTGCCGGCGGTATTGCCGGTTTCACTGGGGCGCGCACTGGAGCGGAATTATTGCAAGGTCAGCAACCTGACGTGCAGGGCGCGGTACAGGAAGCGGTTGCCGGCGAACTGATTGGACGAGGTGCCGCGTCTGCTATTCGTGCTGGCGCGCGTGGACTGGACTACCTGCGATCGCTGCCGCAGAACAAAGCCGTCAACATTGCTCGGCAGGCTGCGGGGCCGGAAGCCGCAAATCTTCGCGCCGCACTGCAAGGCGCAGAACTTGGCATGACGCCGGCCCAAGCGACGGCGGGGTCGCCTCGGCAGGCTTGGCAAGCACTGTTGGCCTTTGAGCCCACAGACTTTGCTGCGGACGTTGCGCGCCGGCAGAAGGCTCTGTCGCAGGGTCAATTGGCCGGCCTAGCGGGCGGCCCGTCAGCCACTGCGGCGCGCGAGACTGCGGAAGCCGGCAAGAAGCAACTGACCGACATCACGTCGCCGATGCGTGAAACGGAGCTTGCTGCGGCCAATGAGGCCCAGCGGATGATGAATGCGCTGGTGCCTCGCAGGCAGCAGAAACAGGGCTCAATGGTGTCGGCGCTGCAAGAAGCCGGCAGAACGGGCACTGAAGCCGCGCAACGCACGGAGTCTGCCGTTCAGCAGTTGCAGCGCGTGGTTCCTGGACAAATTCCATCCGTCAGCGCCCGGCAAACAGCCCGCGTGCAAGCGGCGGCTGGAGCCCAACAGCAGGAGGCGTCCAATCTTTTTGCAGACATCTCCCGCCAGCGTCGAGCCGAGCGGGATTTTATTGATCGGCAGATTGGAAGCCTAGAGGCGTACGGGCTGCGTCCACTGGACATCAATCCTGTGGTGCAGCGAATTGACACAACGCTCAACACGCCCGGCATTCGCGCCAGCACGGATGTGACGCGAGTCATGTCACTGCTGAAAGACGACTTGCTCACGCTCGCGCAGCGCAACGGTGGTGTCATTGACGCGCACGACCTGTACACGCTGCGCAAAGAAGGCGTGGCGCAGCGCGTGCGGGATGTCTTGAAGCAGGACGATCCGAAAGCGGCAGCAAAGGTCACTGCGGCAGTTGTGGATAAGTTCCGCCCGCTTATTGACAACGCGATTGAGCAGGCGGGCGGCACTGGGTGGCGTCAATATCTTGACACTTACAGCAAGGGCATGGACGTTATTGCGCGCAAGCAAATGGCCGCGCAGGCGTTGGACATGTTCAAGGGGAACCCGCAGGATTACGTCAGGCTGGTGCGCGGCGACAACCCTGATGCGGTGGAGGCGATCTTCGGGCCTGGCCGCTACAGCATCTTCAAAGAGATGACCGCAGAGATGCCGACGCTGGACAAGGTTGCGCGCATCGTTGAGGCGGACAAACTGGCGGCAGAAAAGGCTGCAGGCGGCAGGGGCGAGCTGGCGCAAATCCTAGAAGCCAATCGCGCAAAGTTGCGGCTTCCCAACTGGTTCAGCCCAACGATCACGGCTGCGAATATGCGGCTTGCCGACGTCGAAAAGCGCGTTGACAAGAAGACCATTGACATGATCCGCAAAGCGGCCGAGTCTAATCAGGGAATGATTGACTTGCTGGATGGCTTACCGGTAAAAGAGCGCCAGAAGCTGCTGCGCCTTGTCACTGACATTTCCACGTCTGGCGTCGGCCAAGCAGTCATTCCTGCGGCGCGCGCGGCAGTTGCCCCGACAATCGGCGAACTGTCTCGCAAGGCAGAAAACGCCCTCGCCCCCGAACCCATCAACGCCCTGACCGCGCCATGAACCTCACCTTAGAGCAAAAGTCGGACATCGTGACAGAAGTCACAAAGGCGGCTCCCCCTGTGACGGTAGCGGGTGCCACAATCGCCGGTATGCAGGTCAACGACATGATCCTCTGGGCGACACTGCTCTACCTCGTTCTCCAGATCGGCTTTCTGCTGTATCGCTGGGGACGGTTGCACTTCTTTGGCAGGGACGGGGAATGAAACACGCGGCACTGGCTCTACTCCTCGCGGCCGGTGCCGCGAACGCTAACGTCGTGGCCATCGCCACGCACCAGAACATCCGTCTGGAACTGCACAACGTCGCAGGCCCGTGTCAAGAGCGTGCGCTGTGGGCGGTGATCACTGACGGCAAACGCACCATCAGTGGGTGCTGGCTGGTGCGGCCACCGGATCAGGTGAGCATTGCTTGGTTGGACGGGGACTATTCCACGGTGCCGATTGGCGCTTTTCGTGAACCGGAGAAACTATGAACGCAACGATCATTCAGGCGCTTGTGCGCCACATCCTGACGGCTCTGGCTGGCGGCTTTGCCGTCAAGTGGGGCATTGACGGCGGCACGATGGACGCCATCATCAGCGGCGCTTCCGCTGCGGCTGGCGTGACGTGGAGCGTGTGGGACAAGCGGCGGCAGTGATGGACGCTGAATGGATGCCCGTGCCAGTGCCCGAATTTTCTCGGGCATATTTGGTTAGCAACTTTGGAGAAATTGCCAGGGTTTTGCCTTCACAAGGAACAAAAACTGGCGCCATTAAACAAAAAATTAACAAGCGCACCGGGTATTGTTATGTAAGCCTTTGCGCAAAAGGAATTGCAAAAACATTTGCTGTTCACAGATTGGTGTGCATGGCGTTTCATGGTGAGCCGCCAACTGATTTGCACGAGGTTGCTCACAATGATGGTGTTCGAACTAACAACACTTCATCAAATTTACGGTGGGCAACTCGCGCAGAAAATTCCAAAGATAGGCTAACGCACGGAACTTTTCTTGCTGGAGAAAAATGTCCCAACGCTAAGCTGTCGTCAAAAGATGTATTAGACATTAGAGCCGCTGTTTCCGCAAAAGAGCGCCGAGCAGAGATTGCCAAGCGTTTTGGAGTGCATGTTGCTTACGTCAACGCGCTTGCAAGAAATGAATGGAGGCGACATGACCATTCAATGGTCTAATTACCCCAATTTCACCCGCGAGGAGTTCACTTGCCGCTGCGGCTGCGGACGCAACGAGATGCGCCCGGAGTTCCTAGAACGCCTTCAGGCGCTGCGCAGCGCCTACGGCAAGCCTCTGCACATCACCAGTGGCTATCGCTGCCCACAGCACCCTGTGGAGGCCCAGAAGGTGCATCCTGGGATGCACACGACGGGCCTGGCTGCGGACATCGGCATCAGCGGCTCCGAGGCCGTCACGCTGCTGCGCCTGGCGCTCGATGCGGGGTTCAAGGGCGTCGGCGTCCAGCAGAAGGGCATCGGCAGGTTCCTGCACGTCGATCTGCGGGAGACGCCGACGATTTGGAGTTATTGAGGCGCGGCAAGTTGCGCCAATCGCATCTCCGCGACCATGCGCAGCAGTTCCACGCGGTTCAGCACGGGATCGCTAATGCCTCCTGGGTAGCCGAGGGCAGCGGATAGCTCTGGGTCTTGCTGTGGCGTTGCCTGTTGCTCCAGATAGCACAGCTTGCACGCCTCATCAGAGCCGTGCGGGCATTCGGGTGCGGCGCGCATCCGCTCCAGTTCTCGCCTCCAGTGCCGCTTGCGCTCCTCAAGCCACGCTAGGGCTTCTTCCTCGCGTTTGAGTGCGGCGCGCAGATCGTCGGCCGCATCTGCCACGATGTCGAACTCTGCGCGGTGCGGTGCATACGGCATGGCGGCGGCGAGGGCGTCCAGTAGGCGTTGGGCGGCTTGGCTGAGTGTTATTTGCATGGTGCGCTCCAGTGGTAGACGTGAAACCTGCCAAGCTTTTCGCAGCGCAGCAATCCTTCCTCCGTCATCAGTCTCAGCCACCAGTAAAGCGCTGTGCGGTCCATGCCGGTGAGTTCAACCAACTCGGCTATCGTACGCGGTGCGCGCACCAGCAGGCCGATCATGTCGACGATCTTGGATTGCTTGGATCCGGTTCGTTTGGCCACTTGGTATCCTCATTTCACAAGGAACCCCTTCGAGTTCCCATGGGCCTGTCCATGTCTGCCGCTCATGCGGCGGATCGGTGTAGCGGCGGCAGGTGTTGCACTCGGCAGCACCGTACCCCGCGCAGCGGGCGACGTCGGCGGGGAGGGTCATGCATTCTTCTTTTTTATCTTGGCCTCGATGGCGCGGGCATATGCTTCAATCCGCCTGTCGTAGTCGCCCTGCACCACACCATCTCGCGGGTAATACGCCTCCAGTCCTGCGCGTCGATACAAACCGTACATCTCCTCATTCGTCAACCGTTGCCACTCGCGGCGGGGTGGGTGGGTGTAGAGGGGCACGTCGTCTTCGCTGGTTTTGTGTCGCCAGATTGAACCTCCGACAGCCATCCAGGCGTAGGGCGCCACCTGCTCCTGCTGCGCGTCGCGGCGAACTTGGGCGGTGCATGCGTCAACACAAAGCGACTGGCATGGGTGCCCGCCGATGGGGCAGTTATCTGGTCGCATCAAGCTCTCCCTGTCTGATCCATCATTACCGTGCGGGCCAAGGCTTCGCAGGTTGGGCATGGCTTAGGCTCCTGCTCCTCCTGCGCCAGCGCGGCGCGCAGGGCGATGATTGCCCTTGCTTGCGCCGGAGTAAGCCAACCCGGTAGCTCGCCTTCCAACGCGCCCAACGTCTGCTGTGCTGCCTGTCTCAGTGTGGTCATGCCATGTTCCTCCCAATCTCTGCCGCAGCACGTACGATGGCGCGGCGGGTGGCGGCGTAGGGGTCAAGTTGATCGTTGCGCTGTACGACCTCAAGATTTGAGTTGTAGTGGTACGCAAAGCAGGCGGGGATTTCTCGGCGGTACTCAATGATGATTCCCAACTTCACCGCCAGCCGCAGCGCATCGCCGTCGTCGTCAAGAGGGTTCCAAGGAACGAGTACATTTTCTCGACCTGGACGCCAGTCACTGACGCGACCATCTTGCGAGGAGTAATCCAGTCTCGCCGCCTTCGCAGCGAACTCCAGTAGTTCTCTGTCGGTCATGATGTCATCCTTCCTTGCTCGTACTCTTCGCGCTTGTCCATCGAGTGATGCACCCAGACACCGGGCCACTCATCCTCCTCGGTGGGTTTGCACCAGCAGTCCGCGCTGGCGTTATGCTCGCGCAGGTCGTTCAGGGGGACGACGTGGATGGCTTCGGTGGTAATGCTTGCTCCCTTTCGTAAGCCTCTCGCAGCGCAGCGCTCAGTTTGACTCGAATGGCCCGCACATGTGCCCGGCGGCGGGCTGCGTAGATCCACCACGGGTAGAGGTGAGCCTTGAGTCTTCTGATTCTGGTACGTTGTTTCATGTCTTGCTCCTTGCTCGAATGGAGGCGGCGCAGTGCATTGCTGCGCGCCCTGCGTACACAAGATTGCTGACATCCGCCAACTCGTCACACACCTTCGCACACGCCTCGCGTTCCATCAGCACCTCGGCCTCCAGCCCCTCCGCAATCTGCGTGCCGAGGTGGTCCAGCAGGTCTTCGATGGTGTCGCCGTGGCCGGTGGCGTAGCCCATGCTGCGCATCCAGTGAGCGAGTTTTTCGCACTCTGCTTGCCCAGGCTCCTGCTCCTCCTGCGCCAGCGCGTCGCGGAGGGCGGTGATAGTGGGCTGCAACGCAGGCCAGTGCGGTACGGCGCTGCATGACTTCAACGCCTCCAGCGCCTGCTGGGCGGCGGTTCGTAGGGTGGTCATTTCTTCCCCATCGCCGCGTCGATAGCGGCATCAGCGTCTTCGCCGGTGAGGAGCGTCAACTCCCCGTTCTCGTCGTCGCAGTCGATCCACACCCCTGCGGCAGGGCCGATGACAGGTAGGATTTCCTGCGGGTTGCGGTTGCGCAGGTAGCGGTAGCGCTCGGCATCAGCGTGCAACCGGCGCAGTTCGGCGGCGGTTTCCTGTATCAAGTCAGGATCTGCCCCTGTTTCTGGAACTGCATCAAGCTCATCGGCCAGCCGCAGTGCTTTAGCCTGCGTGCTCATCCCACCACCCCCACCACAATCGCAACCACGGTGACGACGCCCGCCACCCAGCACAGCACCTCAAACGCGATGTCGCGCTTCGGGTGCGGCGAATCCTCCAGCGTGCAAGCCTCGCGGTACGGGCAAGACCGGCCCTGCATACACAGGCCGTCGCAGCATTGTCTGTCGGTCATCTGATCCTCCTGTTCTCAATCCCAACGAGGAACGTTCCCGCCTGCGGGCAGACGTAGAACTGCAACAGTCCAGACGGCCCCGCCTCCCACGATCCATCTGCCGCAAGCTGCTTGCTCGGCCCGCTGTGTTCTATCGCGTGCTCTGCGCCGCAGTGTGGGCACGTCAGCATGCTGGACAACGGTTCGCCGAGATTTTCGGGGCCGACAGCGATAAACGGGGCGCTCACTTGATCCTCCTTGCCGGCACTGCCAGCAGCCACTTGTCGCCCAGCAGGCGGATCGATCGGATCCACTGCCGGGTGTTGTGCCGATCCGTCCGGCGGTCGCCGGATGCCCACAGGGCGCGCGCGCGGCGCAGCATTCTGGTGTTCATCGCTCGGCCTCCGCTTCGTAAGCCAGAACGTCAGCGAGCCTGTAGCGGATCTGCCCGCCGATCTTCAGCCACACCGGGCCTTTGCCTGCGTTCCTCCAGCCTTCCAGCGTGCGAACGGCGACTACCCATCGCTCGGCGAGCTCCTCCGCTGTCAGCAGTTTTTCCTCCGTCATACCGCACCCTCCTCTGCATCAACGATCTCCGCGTCCACAGGCGGGGCCTGCTCGGCGCGGATCTCGGCGTCCACAGGCGGGGCCTTCTCGGCGCGGATCTCGTCGGCGCGGCGCTGCACTGCGGCTACCACGCGGTCGCGGTCCTTGCCCTTGGGCACACGGCGCATGTCGGGGCGCAGCAGTTCGAGGAACTCCAGCGTGGCGGCAGATTGGATGGTTTTCACCAGTTTGTCCACGTCCACCGTGGCGGGTGGCGGGACTTCCTCAACCAGCGGCGGCGGTGCTGGCTGCGTGCGGACGGGTTCCATATCTGCGGCCTCCTCGGGCGTGTAGGTGCCCACAGTGACGCCGGGGTAAATGGTGCGGATGCCTTCCGAAATGCACCTAGCGCGCAGCATCTGGCGCGGGTAGGACTTCCACGTCGGGTTGCGGGTCAGGCCTGCGTCCTGCGCCATCTTGGTCGTCCATTCGATGCGAACGCTGCCACCCTGCGGGTGCGCGAACGTACCGACCACGCGCGTGTCGGTGTACTCGCCCCACTCAACCTTGCCGCCTGCGGACTGAAAGCGGGCCAGCATGGCATCGGCGCGCAGGGCGGGGCGGCCGTTGATGACGTGGTAGTCGCGGGCGGCGATGGCGGGGTGCAGGCCCTCGGCCTGGGCGATCAGCATCAAGGCCATTGCCTGGTCCGGGGTTTTGACTCCGAACAGGCCGCTGCGTGCGACGCTCAGAGCCATGCGCTCGATTTGGTCTACTGGGACAAGTGCGGTCATATCAGTCTCCAAAATGGGGCGGTTTCCCGCCCCGTGGGTTGATTAGGCAGCCAAACGCGAGCGCAGCTCGTAGCCCATGAGGGGCCAGATCTTGTTGACTGCGTTCTGTCGGGCGATCTTGCGGCCGATCTCGGCGTCGAAGTTCTGGGGGCTGGCGCATGCCGACTCGCCGGTGACGGTGAAGCCGTTACGCAGCACGAGGACGCAGAAGGTCAGCAAGCCAAGCGCCTTTCCATCGCAGGCTTGAGCCTCTGGGCCACCGCGGAAGTGCCCATCAACGCCGTCCAGCGCAGTGAAGTAATGGCACTCCTTGATATTGGCCTCGATGTCGGCCGGCGTGATGCGCGGCCCCACATTGGCGCCCTTGGCCTGGATCTCTTGTTCGATGGTGTCAGTGATGTTCATTTCAGTGCTCCAGTTCAGTCAGTCAGGCCGGCGGGTTCGTCGGCAGGGGCGGCTTCGGGCAGGCCGACGGTCTCCACCATGACGCCGGAAGCCATCAGCGTGATGATGTCGTCGTGCGTGGCGGGCGCGATCACGAACTGCGGCGTGACGTGGCGCAGCACGTCTGCTGCGGTGTAGGCCCGCACCAGTCGCTCGTTGCCCTCCGCGTCCATTACGGTCCAGGCCTTCAGGGTGCGCACATAGGGGCGCTTCTTGGTATCGCTCATTTCTTGCTCTCCGCGAGACGCCGCAGCGCCTCGACTTGGGTGCCGACCTCCGACAGGAAAGACGAGACGCGACGTTCGAGGTCGGCGATGAACGCCTCGTCACGTTGGATGCGCTGGACGTACAACTGCAGCGGCTCAGGCATCCGGGGATCGCAGGAAACGAAATCGCACCACTCGCGGCCAGTGATCCACATCTGGCCCTGTACCTGCGGCATGTGATCCGCAGACATGCCAGACAGCAGGGTTTCAATGTGGACGCCCGTGTTGTACGGGCACTTGATCTCGATGAGCCCGTCCCAGTCCACCAAGCCGTCGGGGCTGCAGCCGGCATACAGGGTGTCGTGGGCGACGAAGCCCGTCTCCTCAACCTCGATGCCCGTGCGGGCCTCGTAGGCGGCTCTGGCAGCGGCTTCCTGCTCGGTGCCCCACTGCATGGCGGCGTTGGTGAACTTCTGGACGGGCTGGCCGGTCAGGCGCTCGACGACGAGTTCCGCCAGGTAGTCCTTCGCGGCCTGCGCTGGCTGGCCGTTTTTGAGCGTGGCCATTGCGTCCTTGAATCGGCTGGCGGTGGCCTTGCCGCAGCGGGCGGCGTACCAGTCGTCGGATCGCTGGTCTGCGGTTTCGAGGATCATGCTGCGGTCTCCTTCAGAACCAGAAGTGGTTGTCGTCAAAATCAGCGCGCTTGATCTCGTCCTCGTACTTTTCCCAAGCACGCGAGGTAATGTCGCCGTCCTTGGCCCGCAGATAGCGCACGCGCAATTCGTACACTGCGGGCACGATGCGGTCGATGTGACCGGCAAACACCAGGGCGATCAACTGATCAGCAGTGGCCTGCTGCAGTTCGGCCGGCACGGCCTGCAGGTCAAGGGGCGTCTCGTCAGTGGTCGCCTCATGAGCGAGCCAGTCAGTCACGAACAGCGGCGTCCGAGCGATCTCGTCCTTCGCGGCCTCCAGGTCGAGGTCCACGCCGTCGTGGTCGGTTCTGGGATCGTGCGGGTGACCCGTGTACGGGCCGTAGTCAGGGTCGTAGTACCAGTGGCTTGTCCTCATCGTCTGCTCCTGTGTTGTGTGGGGACGGGCGAATGTTGCCACGATCGACTACGCAAGTCAACGCAACTTCACTCAATGACCCACTGTTTCACGCGGGCTTTGCGTGCCTCGGCAAGCATGGCATGATTGCGCCCCCGACAACAACAGGAGTGGACAGTGAAACTGGGGCGAACGAACCAGCGGGTGCTGGAGGTCGTGCGGCGCGAGCAGCCGGCAACGCTTTCGATGCTGATGCAGCACTTGGGCGACATGCCCAAAAAGACGGTGCGCTCGTCGCTGCAAAACATGCGTTACGCGGGCTATGTGCGCGTCGAGAACAATGGGCGCATGTCGGTGTGGATGCCGACGGACATGGAGCCGCCGCAGGTGGCGGCGAAGGAAAAGCAGGAAAAGGGCCGGAAGCGGAACCTCAGCGAGTGGCTGAAGACCCGACTCGAAAACAACACCGTCGAGGGCGAGGGCGACTGCCTGATCTGGCGCGGCGTAGTGACGGAATCCGGCGCGCCTGTCGTGTACTACAAGGGCAAGCGTGCCTATCTGCGCAGGCTGATCTGGCGGGAAATGAACGACGCGGAGCCCCCCGCTAACATGGTGGCATCCAGCACCTGCGGGACGCGCGGCTGCTGCAACCCGGCGCACGTTGCGATGGTCACCAGATCGGTGACGCAAAACCAAGCAATCGCGGCCGGCAGGCGCCCGGGCGGCGAAGCCTGGAGCGCGAAGATGGCGCTCGTCAGGCAGTCTCGGTCGAAGATCACCTGGGAGATGGTGCGCCGCATCAGGGCCTGCAACAGCCTGATGGAAGCCGTGCGGATGAGCGGGCTGCCCAAGGGCAACGTGGCGCAGATTTGGACGCACCGGACCTGGCGCAACGATCCGCAGGACGTTTGGTCCAGCGTTTTTATGAGGTTGGCAGCATGACCGAAAGAGGCAGACGAACCCTGCGAGAGCAGATGCTCCGCAACCAGCAGACCGAGGCGCTGTACGCCGCACTCAGCGGCAAGCCCGCGCGGGAGTTGCCGATTCCGCCGGAACCCAAGAAGCGCCCGAGGCGCGAGCCTGCGCCAGACGAGCCGCGCCAGCCGTCAGAGGCCGAGATCCTGCGGGCGATCATTCAGATGCTGCACCGGCACCCGCGCGTGGCAATGTGCTGGCGCCAGAACTCCGGCACGTTCCAAGAGCGCAACCGCGACGGCAGCGTGCGCTATATCCGGGCGAACACCGCGCGCGGGATGTCAGACATCATGGGCACGCTGAAAGACGGTCGCACGCTGGCCATCGAGGTCAAGAGCCGCACCGGCAGGATGCGCCCGGGGCAGGAGGAGTTCCTCGCGTCGATCCGCGCTGCGGGTGGCGTGGCTGGGGTTTGCCGCAGTGTGGACGATGCCGTCAGGCTGCTGGGGGAGGCGTGATTCACTACCACGGCACGCCAATCACGCCTAATTGGGCGCTGGAATCGATGGCAGGCCAACACTTCTGCGTGAGCTTTGCGCGCCCCGACAACCTCAAAACCTGCCTGCGCATCGGGCAGTCTCTGATGCTGGACAACGGCGCGTTCTCTGCCAAGACCCGCGGCGCGGAGTTTGACTTGCATGGGTTCTATGAGTGGGTCGACCCGCTGCTGGCGCACCCGCACTGGGGCGTGGTGCCCGATGTGATCGACGGGTCGGTCGAGCAGCAACGCGAAATGGTCAAGACCTGGCCATTTCCTCGCGCACTTGGGATGCCGGTGTGGCACCTCGGACTGCCGATTGACTACCTGCTGGAACTGGTGGATGACTGGGGCCGGGTTGCACTGGGTTCCTCGGGGCAGTACTGGCAGGTTGGATCGCCCGCATGGGCGGCTAGGATGGATGAGGCTTTCAACGCATTGGTCAAGGCGCACGCACGCCTACCGTGGACGCACGGGATGCGGATGCTGGCGCAGGGAACCGAGCAGTGGCCGCTGTCTAGCGCAGACAGCACCAATGTGGCTTTGCATCACGCAGAGCAGACGCAGTGCGCAGGCTGTATGGCCAAGCGCATCAACAAGAGCAACCCGCCCACGGCTTGGAAGCCACGGGCACTACAAGTGGAGTTGATATGACGATGATGATTGCAATCGCCGCCTACGCTGCGGCAATGATCCTTGCCAACCTATCCGTGGCCGCATTCGGCCCGTGGGTTTCACCGATCAATGCTTTCGTGTTGATCGGGCTCGACCTGGCACTGCGCGACTGGCTCCACGTTCGCCTGCGAATATGGCAAATGGGCACACTGATTGCCGGAACTGGCGGATTGACCTACCTGCTCAACCCTACGGCAGGCATGATCGCCATCGCGTCGTCTGCGGCCTTCACTGCGGCAGCAGTGGTGGACTGGGCAACCTTTGCGCGTCTGCGCGGCAGTTGGATGTTCCGTGCAAATGGATCAAACGTTGCGGGTGCCGCAGTAGATTCTCTGGTTTTTCCAACGCTGGCGTTTGGCGCGCTGATGCCTCAGATCGTGCTGGCGCAGTTCGTAGCGAAGGTCGCTGGTGGCGCAGTGTGGGCGTGGATTTTGTCGCGCAAGCAGGTGCTCGCATGAAACTCGACTTCAACGCGCTCGCGCAGCGCCTCCTCTTGGGCAGCGAAACCCTCGTCCCCCAGTGGCTGCCCGGCGGCAGGCGACGGGGCCACGAATGGGTCTGCGGTGATCTCAGCGGCGGCGAGGGCGCCTCGCTCAGTGTCAACCTCTTGTCGGGCCGGTGGGCCGACTTCGCCACCAGTGACAGGGGCGGGGACCTCATCGACCTGTACGCTGCGATCCACGAACTGACGATGGCCGAGGCCTACCGCGAGCTAGACGACGGCAGCGCGGCGGCAGCGCCAGCGCGACCAGCGAAACCGACGAAACCCCCCAGAACCGTCGTCACGCCCGTCCCCGAGGCGGCAGCGGACTGCGAGTGCGTCCACCCGCTATACGGCGCACCGTCGGCCCGCTGGACATACTGGGACGGCAACGGGGAGGTGCTCGGCTACGTCGCCCGCTACGATTTCCCGAACACCCGCAAGCAAATCGTCCCGTGGACGTATGACGGGCAGGCCTGGGGTATGGGCCAGTGGCCCGTCCCGCGCCCGCTGTACCGGCTGCAGGAACTGGAGGCCCGCAGCGCAGACCCTGTGTTGGTCGTCGAGGGCGAGAAAGCCGCAGACGCGGCGGCGCAGATCTCAGGGCCTTACGTCGTCTGCACCTGGCCCGGTGGCGGGCAGGCTGTCAACCGCGCCGACTGGAAGCCGATCCACGGGCGCAAAGTCCTCCTGTGGCCAGACGCCGACGACGCTGGCATCCAGACGATGCAGCGCCTTGCGGCCATGCTGGCGCCGCACTGCCCCGAGGTCAAGGTCATCGACCCGACGGGGATGCCTGACGGGTGGGACGCTGCGGATAGCGGGTTCGCGTCGTGGCAGGAGGCGCGAGCCTGGATCGCACCGCGCACCAGCGTGTTCGCGCAGCAACCGGAACCCGAGCCGCCGAAACCTGCGGGGCCGGATGAGCCGCAGAACGAGGAGCACGCGCAAGCGCAGGCCGCAGCAGACGAGCGCGACCCGTCGTTGCTGGAGGTCGGGGAGTGGCATAAGCGGTTCGCCTACGTCGTGCCTGACGATGCCTATTTCGACATCCAGCAGTGCGTGGAGTACACGCGAAACTCGTTCAACGCACTGTACCGGCACGTCCGGTGCCACAGCATCCACGCCAGTACGTCAGGCGCAGCGCGCCGGGTCGAGGCGGCTACGTCGTACGACGAAAACCGCGCGGCGATGCGCGGCAGGATGCTGCAGGGGATTACCTATGCGCCTGGGCGCGCGGTTCTGTGCGAGCACGTCGGGCAGGTGTATGGGAACAAGTGGCGCAACGCCCGCCCTGACTGCGTCGGCGGCGATCCTGGCCCGTGGCTGGCGCACGTCGAGCGGCTGATCTCGGATCCGGCGGAGAGGCAGCACCTGCTCGACGCGATGGCGTTCAAGGTTCAAAACCCTGGCGTGAAGATCAATCACGCGCTGCTCATCGGCGGCGTTCCTGGCGCGGGCAAAGACTCAATGATAGCACCGCTCTTGTACGCGATCGGCGGGGAAAACAAGACCAACTGCACCAGCGTCGAGGCGGCAGAACTGCAGCAGGTCTGGGGATATTTCCTCGAAAATGAGGTCATCATTTTCAACGAATTGCGGCAGAGCGAAGCCATCGACCGTCGCGCACTGGAAAACCGGCTAAAGCCAATTCTGGCCGCACCGCCGGAACTGCTGACCGTGCAGAGAAAGGGCCAGCATCCCATATCGGTCCTAAATCAGGCGCTCGTCATCGGCATGACGAACTATAGGGACGCGATTGCGATCCCATCAGAGGATCGGCGCTGGTGGGTGACGTGGACAGATGCCCCGAGGATGCGCGAGGAGGATTCGCTTGCCCTGTGGAGCTATTTCAAAGCCGGTGGGTTGCAAGCTGGCGCGGCATACCTGCGGCAGCGTGATGTGAGCCGATTCAACCCGGCAGCGACCCCGCCGTGGACCGATGCGAAGTCGATCATGGTCGGCAGTGCGCGCACGTCGGCAGAATCGTGGATCATCGAGCGCATCGAAAAGAAAGCGCTGGAGTTCCGGCACGGGTTCGCCTGCGGCCCGTGGCAAGCGGTCGTGGATCGGCTGCAGGATCACGCGCCACAGAATGTCCGTCTGAACGTCCCCGCACTGCTGCACGCGCTGTCAGAGTGCGGGTGGGTTGACGTCGGCCTAGTGAAGACGAAGCGCTATGGCACACGCCGCCACATCTGGCTGTCACCAGACTGGCGCGGCACGAAAACCGAGGCCCGGGACGCTGCGGAGACGGCGCACACTGCGACCGTTCACGCGTTCCGGCGCACTGCTGACGACTGAAACATGGCCGTCGAACTACACGACATCCATCATCAACTCAACCACAAGGAGCCGCTACCATGCGCGACATTGAAGACATCGGTTACGCAATCAGCAGGCTGGCAGCAGCCATCACCCCGACAGATGCGATTCCGTTCAAAGGTCCACTGGGGCATCAGGTCGGCAGCTTGACCGAGGCCATTATTTACGCCGCAGATACGATTGCCGACTCAATCAATCGACTGGAATTTATGGTTGAGGAGGTGCGCGACGCGATCGCGGAACTCGATCCTCCTGCCGGCAAGTGAAAAAACGCCCCCGGGAGACGGGCTCAACCGGGGGCAGAACGGGCTTTCGCCCTAGGAGACAGACGCGTCGACCGAGTGCGTCGACGCGTGGATTATAGATCCAGCAGCAGGGCTAGCAGGAGTGCGATCAGAATCGCGATCAGCGCGGCGATCACGGTTCGAACTCCAGCGCCACCGCCATTGGCGCGTCGCGCCAGGAGCCGCAGGCAGCGCGCACGGCGGCGTTTTCTGCTGCGTACCATAGCCGCGCTGCCGCGTACCATGTCTGCGAGCCGTGGCGGGCACGCTGCACGTCGGCGTGACAGGCGGCGGGCGTGACACCGGCGGCGGCGAACACCGCTTCGGCGGCGGCGATGCCGCGCGCCAGGTCGTCGGGCGGGCGTTCAAGATTTTTGAACAGTAGGGGCATCACTCAATCCCCGGCTCGTCGCACTCACGCATCGAACGATGCAGCATTTGATCCCATACAAATTCCGGCACGTCTTCGGTGCGCGGATAGTCTGCGTCGCGCAGGCGCTGCAACATACGCGCGGCTATTTCATCTTCGCACCATTGGCAGATATATGGCGCCAAATCGCGCGGGGTCATTCCATCAATTCTCATCGTCATTCTCCAGTGTCAAAACAACGCCTCCGGCGTATCTGCCGGCGGCGGGCTATAGCGCGGCACAGGGCGCGCGCAGGGCGGCATGCTGGGGTAGTCCAGCAGCGCGGGCGGAAACGGCCACAGCGGCCCGCGTAGGGGCTCTGCGGGGGTGTCGGGCGCGGGGGTCATGCCGCAGCGTCTTCGTTGGCTTCGATCAGGTGGTCTGCGATTTCCCACCAATCGACATCCTGCAGGAAGGCCATTGCGTAATCGCGCCCCAGCCCGGGCTCCGTGGTCTGTTCGATCAGTTCTTCCACGTAAGCGCGGAGGTCGTCCTTCAGTTCCGACGGCATCGGGCACCTGCCGCCGGTGAAGTGGTCGGCAGTCATGCCGTCGAAAACCTCAAGGCTTACGCGCCAAGTCGCATAGTTCTTCCAGCCGTTATACGTGCTCATCGTCGTTCTCCAGTGTGTGCCCCGAATCGGGGCTGGTTCAGTGTCTGCGGGTTTACTGACTCGGGGCTTACAGCCCAAGCGCCACCAGGGCGCCCAGGGCGAGGCCGAATGCGACGGCGAACGCCACGCAGGTTGGGGTTAGGGGGGTGTCGTGCATCGGGGTTGTCCTCACAGATCAGCCAAACATTCGGCGCATTCGGCCGCCAAATCAGGCCGGCCGGCAGCAATCCAATCCGCCAAGCCTTCGCGGTCGTCGGCCGGGGCTTCGGACAGCACGCGAAACACATCGCAAGCCCGCAGGGCCTGCAGGTTGTCGGCTGCGATTGCTATCAAAGTTTCGTAGCGGGTCATTGTCATGGCATCGTGCTCCTCAATAGCCTGCCGCAAATCCTGTATTACTCGCCCGCTTAACGGGAACGAAAGCCCCGATTCCAGAGCCTCCAGCGCTTGCTGCGCTGCATCTCGCAAAGTTTTCATAGCCTCCGCCTCAAGCAAACCCGAGCCGCCGCGCGTGCTCACGGGCCTCGGCCTCAGTGTCATGCACCATGTAAACGTGGGCGCCGTCGTTCCAGCGGATATCGACCCGAAACCACGGTGCAGAGCCGTCATGGCCCGCAGTCATGCTCACGGTGTCAGCCGTCGCGTGGTTCCGGCCGAGGCTCAGTTCGTTTCCGTTCATCGTCATCACTCCTATTACCGGGCCCGTAGGCCCGTGGTTATTCGTCAGCGCTCAGCCCAGAACAAAACCCATTCCAAGCTCGGGCGCTGCACTTCAATGTAACGGCCGCGCTCACTGTCGTATCCGTCGCACACAGCCAGCGCCAGCCCAGCGTCGCGCTCAGCGCGCGCCAGTGCTTGAGCCTGCAGCACTCGCCAGACATCGGCCGCGTATCCGGGGTTCATCGTCGTCATCTCTCTACTCCTGTTCCGCACCGCCCATCGGCACGACAGAGACAGTGTCGCAGCGTTTCCTTACGCGAAACTTACAGCTTCCAGAGGGGCGAAATCGGGGGGCTACGAAAAACGGGGTGTTCACTCTAGGGGGGCTATGGGGGGCTATGGATTTCTCTATAGGTTTAGAAGAATGGGAGGGTAAAAGCGATTTCGGAAACCATAGCCCCCCATAGCCCTTTAGCCCCCCGATTGATTTCGGGGGCTATGGGGGGCTATCGAAAAAGCATAGCCCCCCACTGCCCCCAAGCCTCGGGGGGCTATCGGGGGCTATCGTTTCGCAGGTGGGGGGTCTTGTCTGAGCATAGCCCCCCACTGCCCCCCGGCGAGTTGGGGGGCTATCGGGGGCGACGGGGGGCTATTTGCCCTCGCAGAGTTGCACAAAAATGAGGCAGTTTTTGACGTTTTCGGGGGTCTTCGAGGGTCGGGGGGCTATTGACGGGGGGGTCGGGGGGGCTATCGGCGGGCGGAGGCATAGCCCCCGGGGGTCGGCGCTGCCGCCCAGGTGCCGCCCAGGTGTGCCGGAATACGGTACGGGGTAGGGTATCGGGGTTGTTCGGGGCGCGAACGGACCCCCCCACCCCCAGCCCCGGTGGGGTCCGAGCGACGGGCGGTCAATGGTACGGACCCCCCGCAGCCGATTTTTTTTTGCAACGCTTTTGCTCGCCCCCAGACAAATTTTTTGCATTCAAAAATCTCGCACGCTTGGCGTAAACTCGCGACATCGCTACGCTCCAAAACATGTTCCGCGACCTCCCCATCACCGCCAGAGAGTTAAAAGCCACGCCCGCGATGCTGGAGCGCATTTACGAGGGCGCGAAACTGGGACTGCGCGGCGATTCGCTGGCGCTGGCTGCGGGAATGTTGCCGGTTGAGTTGGCGCGGCTGAAGCTGATGGACCCGATCGCAGAGATCGCGGAAATGAAGGGCCGGGCGGACAGCGAGATGACGATGTCGAAGACGTTGTACGAGGCCGCGGAAGCGGGTGATTCGAAGGCGGCGCTGGAGTTTCTGCGGCACAGGCACGACTGGGTAGCGAAGCAGCAGGTACAGGTAGACGTCGCGCAGTCGATCTCGATCACTGCGGCGCTGGAGATGGCCGAGAAGCGCGTAAAGGCTGCGGAAGTGATTGAGGATGCGGTAGAAATCCGGCCCCGGCTCGCGCCGCAGGCGCTGGCGGAAATGGGCCCGGTATAACCGAGGAATTGCGTGCAGACGACGAAATACACTCCGCAGGAGGAACAGGCGCTGATGAGTCGCCTGTGGAGCGCAAAGCTCCGCGACGACCCCGAAGCGTTTGTGATGTTTGTGTTTCCATGGGGCGAAAAAGGCACGCCGCTGGAAAAGCGCACCGGCCCGCGTAAATGGCAGCGGGATATTCTGCGGAAGATACGGGCGCACATCGAGGCAAACGGCACGCGAGATCTGTACGAGGTATTCCGCCTGGCGGTGGCCTCGGGGCGCGGGATCGGAAAGTCGGCGCTGGTGAGTTGGTTGGTGCTCTGGATGCTCTCGACGCGGATCGGGGCGAGCGTGATTGTCAGCGCGAACTCCGAAGCGCAGCTGCGCAGCGTGACCTGGGCCGAGATTACGAAGTGGCTGGCGATGCTGATGAACTCGCACTGGTTTGAGATCAGTGCGACGCGCATCGTGCCGGCAAAGTGGCTCACCGAACTGGTGGAGCGCGACCTCAAAAAAGGTACGCGTTACTGGGGCGCGGAGGGTAAGCTCTGGAGCGAAGAAAACCCCGACGCTTACGCTGGCGCGCACAACGACGACGGCATGATGGTCGTGTTTGACGAAGCCAGTGGTATTCCCGACAGTATCTGGAGCGTGGCAGCCGGGTTTTTCACCGAGAACACGCCGCACAGATTCTGGTGTGCGTTCAGCAACCCGCGCCGAAATTCGGGGTATTTTTTCGAGTGTTTTAACGCCAAGCGGAACTTCTGGAGCACCCAAAACATCGACGCCAGAACGGTGGAGGACACCGATAAAGGCGTGTACCAGGCGATTATTGACGAGTACGGCGAAGATTCGCCGCAGGCAATGGTCGAGGTATACGGCGAGTTTCCCGGCGCGGATGAATATCAGTTCATCCCGCTGGGGCTGGTGGAAGAAGCCGCGAAGCGCATGCCGATGCGCGACCCGGATGCGCCTGTGGTGCTGGGGGTGGACCCCGCGCGATACGGCGCGGACGCGACGATTATTGTGGCGCGTCGGGGGCGGGATGTGCTGGAGATTCGGCGGTTCCGGGGCGATGACACGATGACGGTGGTGGGGCACGTCATTGAGGCGATCGAGGATTTTCGGCCGGTGCTGACGGTGATCGACGAGGGCGGCCTGGGCGCGGGCGTGCTGGACAGACTGCTGGAGCAGCGGTATAAGGTGCGCGGCGTGAATTTTGGCTGGAAGGCAAAGGATCAGAAGGCGTACCAGAACAAGCGGGCTGAGATGTGGGGTGCGATGAAGCAGTGGCTGCGCACGGGGTCGATCAAGGACGACAGGAACCTGAAGAAAGACCTGTGCGGCCCGCGCACGAAGCCGAACTCGTCTGGTGCGATTGCGCTGGAGACGAAAGAGCAGATGAAAAACAGGGGCCTGGCCTCGCCCGACGCTGCTGACGCACTGGCGGTAACGTTTGCGTTCCCGGTAGCGCACAGGGAGTACAATCCCCGCAGCCAGCACCGGGTGGTCACGACGCATGGTGGCGCTATGCAGTCGGCCGGGTGGATGGCGCACTGAGGGTCTGTTATGGCGAAGTCGGTGTCTCTGAGCGTTGGTCGAGGCGAAAAGCTGCCCACGAAGCAGGGCGCTGGCCTGACGGCCAAGGGCCGCGAAAAGTACAACCGCGAAACGGGGTCGAATCTGAAGGCTCCGGCGCCGAACCCGAAGACTGAGGCTGACGCAGCGCGGAAGAAATCGTTCTGCGCCCGAATGGGATCGGTTGCGGCAAACGCCAAAGACGGCGAGCGCGCCAAAGCCGCGCTGAAGCGCTGGAAATGCTGAATGCGAGGTAAAAATGGCCACGAAACCCGGTCTCTACGCCAATATCCACGCCAAACGCGAGCGCATTGCTGCCGGCAGCGGCGAAAAGATGCGCAAACCCGGCTCACCTGGCGCGCCTACGGCAAAAGCGTTCCGCGAGTCGGCCAAAACGGCCAAACCGAAGGGGAAATGACATGCCCCGCAACGCGCTAACGCCAAAGGCTCAAAATGCTTTGGTTCGACAATCAGACGAAACGTTTGATTTGTTGCAACGCGCGGCGCAATTTCCTCAATACGGCGAATTGGTGGATTATTTGTCGGCAAGACGAATGATGCCGCCAATAAAAACTCAAGTATTTTACCCTTATAAAGGAGAATTTGAGCAAAATCCTTTGATTGGCGGGCTGTTGCCAAAAACAGGAAAAATTACAATTCGGTCTGGTCAAGGGCCGTCAACAGTGCTACATGAGTTAACTCATGCCGCTGACGCTCAAATGTACAATCAATACTACGAGATAAAAAACCAAGAAAAACAAGGCACAAAATTGACGCCAGCGCAAAAGCAATTTGTAGACGCATTTGAAAAACTTGTTTACAAAGAATCTGGAATTATTGGCTGGCGTCTGTATGAATATAACAGACGAAAAACTGCTGAAAAAATTGCGCCAGATTGGGTCAATCAAAATAAAGGCTATCGCTCTTCTTCAGATGAATTGCCTGCGTTTGGCATGGGCAGCACTGTTGACAACACAAAAAATCGGCCCGACGCCCCGCCGCACGTTGACCCAACGTACGCCACCGAATTTTCTGTTCTAATGGATCTGGCGCGCCGCGCGCAGCCTGTCATCCCTGGGAGGTAACATGCCGCTGGTGAAATCCGCGTCCAAAGAAGCGTTTCGCAAGAACGTGAAGACCGAAATGGCGCACGGCAAACCGCAGAAGCAGGCGGTGGCCATCGCGTACAACACGCAACGTGCCGCAAAGGCGCCTGCGAAGGGCAAGAGATAACATGGCACGGGATGACGGCATCGGCGGCGCGGAGCGCGTTGCCAACGGCGGATCGGACCGCTCTGAACTGCTGGCAGAAATGCGGTCGCGGATGCAGTCCGCTCAGTCTGCGTTTTCGCTCACGCGGCAGGCTGAGTTGGATGATCTGCGGTTCATGGCCGGCAGCCCCGACAACAACTGGCAGTGGCCGCAGGACGTGCTGGCCACGCGCGGTAGCGTGCAGGGCCAGACGGTAAACGCCAGGCCGTGCCTGACGATCAACAAACTGCCGCAGCACGTTCGCAACGTCACCAACGAGCAGCGCCAAAACCGCCCTAGCGGCAAGGTCATCCCTGCCGACGACCGCGCCGACCCCGAGGTTGCCGAGATTTTCGACGGCATCGTGCGGCACATCGAGTACATGTCTGACGCCGACGTGGCGTACGACACGGCTTGCGACAATCAGGTCACGTTTGGCGAGGGGTATATCCGCCTGCTGACGGAGTACTGCGACGAGGACACGTTCGATCAGGACATCCGCATCGGCCGCATCCGCAACGCGTTTAGCGTGTACATGGACCCGATGATCCAAGACCCCTGCGGGTCGGATGCGCGGTACTGCTTTATCACGCAGGACATCACGATCAGCGAGTTTGAGCGGATGTTCCCGGATGCTACGCCGATTACCACGCTGCGCACGCAAGGCGTGGGCGATGCGTCGATGGGGTACTGGCTGAACGAAGACGTCATTCGGATCGCGGAGTATTTCTACGTCGACGAGGTCAAGGCCACGCTGAACCTCTATCCTGGCGGCATGACGGCATTCAAGGGGTCGTTTGAGGCCCGCCAGATGGAAGCGATGGGCATGGAGCCGCTGCGCACGCGCGAGTCGTCCAAGCGCGTGGTGAAGTGGATGAAAACCAACGGTTTCGAGGTTCTGGAGGAGCGGGACTGGGTTGGGAAATACATCCCGGTGGTGCGCGTGGTAGGCAACGAGTTTGAGGTGGACGGGGAAATCCACATCTCGGGCCTAGTGCGCAACGCCAAGGACGCCCAGCGCATGTACAACTACTGGGTGTCGCAGGAAGCCGAAATGCTTGCGCTGGCCCCCAAGGCGCCGTTCATCGGGTACGGCGGGCAATTCGAGGGCTACGAGCACCAGTGGAAGACGGCGAACACGCAGAACTGGCCGTATCTGGAGGTAAACCCTGATGCCACAGATGGAGCCGGAAACTCTTTCCCGCTTCCTCAGCGAGCGCAGCCGCCGATGGCGCAGCAAGGGCTTATCGCCGCCAAGATGGGCGCCTCAGACGACATCAAGGCAACCACGGGCCAATACGATCCATCCCTCGGCGCGACTTCCAACGAACGATCGGGCCGCGCTATTCTGGCTCGTCAGGCTCAGAGCGATACCGGAACCTACCATTATGTGGATAACCTGGCTCGGGCCATCCGCCATGTGACGCGCCAGATCATCGACATGATCCCGAAGATCTACGACACGCAGCGCATCGCGCGGATCATCGGCATGGACGGCCAGACGTCGATGGCCAAGATCAACCCGATGCAGCCCGAGCCGGTGCGCGAGTTGAAGGATCAGAACGGCATCACCATCGAGAAGATTTACAACCCAGGGGTCGGCAAATACGACGTCGTGGTGACTACCGGCCCGTCGTACCTGACGAAGCGGCAGGAAGCGATGGACGCCATGTCGCAGATCCTGCAAGGCTCGCCGCAGCTGTGGGCTGTGGCCGGCGACCTGTTCGTCAAGAACATGGACTGGCCTGGCGCGGAAGAACTGGCTGAGCGCCTGCGCAAAACCATCGATCCGAAGCTGCTACAGGATCAGGACGACCCGGCGCTGCAGGCTGCGAACCAGCAGATTCAGGTGCTGACGCAAGAGATGCAGGCCATGCAGCAGATGCTGCAGAACGTCCAGCAGTCGATGGAAGCGCAGAAGATGCGCGTAGACGTGTTCAAGGCCGAGGCTGACGCCGAGATTAAAGCGTACGAGGCCGAAACGCGCCGCTTGCAGGCTGTGCAGACCGGCATGACGCCGGAACAGGTGCAAGAGATTATCATGCAGACCATGCGCGACATCGCCACCGTGGGTGACATGTCAATCGCCATGCAGGGCCAGATGCCTACGGCCGCACCGCAAGGAATGCCAGTATGAGTTGCGAAAAGTTCATCGGCCAACTGTTCCTGTCGCGCGACGTCGCGCACAGCGTGCATCTGAACACGCGGTCGTACGCCAAGCACCAAGCGCTGGGCGCGTTCTACGACGAGATCATCGATCTGGCGGACAAGTTCGCCGAGGCGTATCAGGGCAAGTACGGCCTGATCGGCCCGATCGAACTGCAGTCGGCGGCCAAGACGAACAACGTGGTGGAGTTCCTTGAGGACATGGCGCAGACCATCATGGACGAGCGCTACGACGTCGTTGAGAAGGAATGCACGCCGCTGCAGAACATCCTCGACGAGATTCTGGCGCTGTTTTACAGCACCCTGTACAAGCTGAAATTCTTGGCGTAAGGAGCCCACTGTGGAACTGCTCAACCCCCTCGACGACGCAACGTTCACCGCACGCACGGCGTCTTACACCGGCACGGCCGGCAACACCGGCACCTGGCCCGCAGGCCCGCAAGGCGTGGTGGTGTGGTGTACCACTGCGGCGTACGTCCGCGTTGGCGAAAGCGCCACGGCTACCACTGCGGACACGCCGATCCCGCCCAACACGCCGATCCCGTTCAAGGTGCCCGGCGGCACCGGCGCACCTTGGCGCGTGAGCGCGATTCAGGTCACCGGCGGCGGCACCGTGTACGCCAAGCCCATCAACATCCAGTAACGAGGCGCTGCTATGCCGTTCTTTGGCGTTCCCATCCGCAACGGCCTGCCCATCGGCCTGGGGTCGGTAGCCGGGTTCGGCGTCCAGCAGTTTGACCCGTCCCAGTTGTTTGAAGGCGGCACCGTAGCCGGCGCTTGGTACGACCCGAGTGACCTGAGCACGATGTTCGACACCTCTGTTGGCACCACGCCCGTGGCAATGCCGGGGCAGGGTGCTGCGGTGCCGGTGGGGTTGATGCTGGATAAGAGTCAGAACGGCGTTGGCACGAACGGTGCCAAGCGGGTGAATTTGCTTACGTATTCGGAGGAGTTTGATAATGCGGCGTGGGCGAAAGGCAACATAAACACGACGGGAACGCCGCCGTGGGTAAATGTTGTTGTTGCGCCTGACGGCACCACAACTGCTGACAAACTTATTGCCAACACCAATAATGCAACTCACACAATAACTCAAGTCATAAGCAGTACTTTTCTAGTTCCACATGCATTTTCCATTTACGCCAAAGCCGCAGAATACTCGTTTTTGTCTTTTGGGCAAGGAAGCCCCGGGTCAAGAACATTTTTTGACTTGTCTAGTGGAGTTGTCGTTGGTCCGGCTACTGGTAGTGGGCTATCAAGTGCAACCATAACTCCTGTTGGCAATGGCTGGTACAGGTGCGCTGGAATTATTTCTAGCCTGCCGTCTGGAAGCAGTTTTGCTGTAGTTGTTTCCAATAGCTCTGCATCTGAAACTTTTACCGGCGACGGCACCTCCGGCATCTACATCTGGGGCGCCGACCTCCGCCTAGCCTCCGAAGCCAACACGCTTCCACTGTACCAGCCGATCACATCATCGTGGTACTCCACGCTCCCCGGCAACCACGCCGTCTCCATCGCCCCTGGCTCCTCCACTTCTCGGCCCGAATTGCGGGCGCGGGTGAATTTGTTGACATATTCGGAGGAGTTTGATAATGGGGCGTGGACGAAATCTGCCCTAAACGCTTTTGGTTCTGGTTCTGTTGCAAACACCACCGCCACGCTTGATCCGTTAGGCGGCAATACTGCTGATTATATTCAAGAAGATACTGCATCATCTGCGCATTCCGCTTATTGGACACTTACCAGTGCTGTTTCGTCCGCAACGTACACATATAGCATTTATGTAAAAAGTGCGGGACAAAATAGATGGCTGCGCTTTAATGTTGGAAATAACACTAATTCTTGGTTTAACCCAGATACTGGTCTATGGGGAACTGTGGCTGCGGGATACACTGCTGGAACGCCAGAAAATGTTGGAAACGGATGGTGGCGAGTTAGTTTGACTGGTGTTGCTGGCGCCTCTACGGTGTATCTAACTGTTGGTCTTGCCACAGGAAATAACAACACAACATACCTCGGTATAGGATCGGCTGGTTTATATTTCTGGGGCGCCGACCTCCGCCCCGCCAACATCGGCGCCAACATCCCGGCCTACCAGCGCATTGCTGACGCCAACACCTACGACACCAACGGCTTCCCGCTGTACCTGCGGTTTGACGGCATTGACGATGGGATGTACACGCCTGCGAATCTGAACCTGTCCGCGACGGATAAGGTTGGGGTGTTTGCGGGGGTTAGGAAGTTGAGTGATGCCACCATTGGAACTATTACTGAGTTGTCTTCAAACGCAAGTACAACAAACGGAACATTCCAATTAAGGGGGCCTGCCACTAATGGAGCGCAAAACTATTACGCAACTGTAAGCGGCACAAGTGTTGCCGAATATCTGCCAGCAACGTTTGCGGCGCCAATTTCTAATGTTGTGTCTTCAATAATGGATATTGCCGGAGCATCAATATCTACAGAGCTTATTCCAAGAGTAAACGGTATTGTTGAGCAAGACTCCCCATCTGGTTCGGCTGGAACCGGCAACTTCGGCACCTATCCGCTCTACATCGGCTCTCGCAACAACAGTACCTTCTGGCTCAACGGCCACCTTTACTCTTTAGCAGTGGTTGGCAGCGCCGTATCTGCCGGCAACATTGCTGCGATGGAGAATTGGGTTGCGGGGAAGACCGGCATCCAGATTTAGAGGCACACCATGACCGACGTCTTCCGCACAATGATTCTCGACGCCGCCGACGCCCCGCTAGGCCGCTCCATCGCCAACATGTTCGCCAACAGCGACCAGCACATGTGGCAAACCGGCCTAAGCGCAGACGGCAAAGCGCCAGCCACGCACTACATCAGCACAGGGTATGTGCCCGAGGGCTATCAGGTGATGGCGCCCTGCCAGTGGTGGGAATGGCAGCAGCCTGACCCCGATCAACCCGGCCAATGGGTGATGGTCGATTCCTACCCCGGTAGGCCGGATCACGTCTACGCTGCCTGCCAGCAGGCCGAGCCGCCGGTGGAATGCACGCTGGAAGACGTCGAGGGCCTATTCGCACGCGCCGACATGACGCCGCAAGACCCCTGGGTGGCGATGGGCCGTCTCGGCCTGCAAATTGTGCAGCCTGACGAGCCTGTGGCCGAAGACATCGTAGAGCCCACCTCGGAGCCGCTGCTGTGACGCCCAAGCCCGCACGCGGAATCATCGCCTGGGTGCTGCGACGCACGGGCTTCGCTGGCGTGGCGCTGGCCCCGTGGGGCATTTACATCCTGCCGGAGCACATGTACTCCGACAGCCTGATCCGCCACGAGCAGGTTCACTGGCAGCAGTGGCAGCGCATGGGCACGGTGAAATACTACGCGACCTATCTGTGGCAGATCATTCGATACGGATACCGCAACGCGCCGATGGAAAGAGAAGCGCGCGGCGAATAAATTAGCGTGGTATATTCCGCGCCATCGTACCGGCCCGTTGACCGGGGATTCCACGGAATCACATGGACGCAGATCAACTGCCCGTAGCGGACACCGCGCCAGCGGAAACCGTGCAAGCGCCCGAGGTGACGGCCACCCCGGATGTCGCTACTGATGCGCCGGCTGAACAGTCAAAGACTTTCACGCAAGAGGAAGTCGACGCACTGATCACCAAGCGGCTCGCAAAAGAGCAGCGCAAGTGGGAAAGGAAGCTCACGCAACCTGCCCAGCAACGACCCGTTACCGCCCCCGCACCCACTGCGGATCAGTTCGCCAACGTCGACGAGTACGCGCAAGCGCTTGCCGAACGCAAGGCGCAAGAACTGGTTCAGCAGCGTGAGCAGCGGCAGCAACAGGAAGCCCTGCTGGAAAGTTATCAGGAGCGCGAAGAAGCGGCCCGGGAAAAGTACGACGACTTCGAGCAAGTCGCGCTGAACCCGAAGCTGCCGATCACGACCCTGATGGCGCAGACCATCCAAGCCTCTGACGTGGGGCCGGATGTTGCGTACTACCTCGGGAGCAATCCCAAGGAAGCGGAGCGGATTTCTCGGCTGCCGGCTTATTTGCAGGCCAAGGAAATCGGCAGGATCGAAGCCAAAGTGCAGTCGAGCCCGCCGGTAAAGAAAACCTCTGCGGCCCCCACGCCGATCACGCCTGTTACCGCCAGGTCTGCGTCTACGACGTACGACACCACTGACCCGAGGTCTGTGAAGAACATGACCACCAGCCAGTGGATCGAGGCCGAGCGGCAGCGGCAGATGAGGCAGTGGGAAGCCAAGAATCGCGTTCGTTGAACTGAAAGGAATCTGTCATGGCTCAAAGTCTGTTGACCATCGACATGATCACCAACAAAGCGTTGGAGATCCTGGAGAACAACCTGGTCATCACCCGCAACGTGAATCGTCAGTACGACGATTCGTTCGCCGTCGAAGGCGCCAAGATCGGCGACACGCTGCGCATTCGCCTGCCGGATCGCGCGCTGGTCACCGACGGTGCTGCGCTGCAAGTGCAAGAGGTGCAGCAGCAGTTCACCACGCTGACGATCGCTTCGCAGAAGCACATCGGCGTCAACTTCACCTCGGCCGAGATGGCCCTGTCGCTGGACGACTTCGCTGATCGCGTGCTCAAGCCCCGGGTTTCGCAACTCGCGGCCAGCATCGACGCCGATGTCGCCAACGCGTACAAGGACATCTTCCAGTCTGTCGGCACCCCCGGCACGACGCCGGCCACCTCGCTGGTGCTGCTGCAAGCGCAGCAGAAACTGAACGAGGCTGCCGCTGTCATGTCGCCGCGTTACGCCACGGTCAATCCGGCGGCCAACGCGGGCCTGGTGGAAGGCATGAAGGGCCTGTTCAACCCGACCAGCACGATCTCGCGCCAGTTCAAGAACGGCATGATGGGCGAAGGCATCCTCGGCTACGAGGAGATCAACATGT